TTGTAGTTCAAATTCTGAAACACATAGTCAGACACATCGCAAGACAAAGGCTTGACAAATCCGTCAAATACCCAAAAGCCTGATGTCGACATCCACATCGCGGCAGTATCAATGGCCGCCACTGCTTGCGATGAAATCAACCCGCAACCGCTTGCAGCCTTTTCAAATGAGTACACATAAGGCAGGCCGACATATGTGGCGGTGTGTACATCCACATCAGTAAACAGCAAATTGATGCCGCGCACCTTTTTGCCTGCTTTCAATGAGCCAACTGTTTGCAGCTCAAAGTCACCCGCCTGACTGGTGGCTGACGCCGTCCAGTTTGTATTGTTTTCCTGATCGCACCACTTCACCAATCTAGGGTTGCTGGATGCGCCCAAGGCAAAGATAAAACGCTCTGCTGTGGACATTACAGCCTGACATCCTGTTGGCGCGTTGGTGATGGCCGCTGCCAGCGTTGGCGTTGAGAATCCCAACTGCCATTCATATATCTTGCCATCCGAGCTGGAGCAGCCGATCAGGTACTCGCCAAAGGTGTCTAGACTCCAAGTCGTTGCTGGAGTTACAGCGCCTGTATCGGGACGCGCAACTCCATAGGCAAAACTTCCATAAATGGAGTACCCATAGCCAGTCTTGGTCGCGGCATCAGCTATGCCAGCAGTGAAGCCTGTTGGCGTGATGTCCTTGAGCGTGCCAGCCTCGTTCATGGCGTAGAGCTTGGAGTGCGTACCAGCAGCGATCCATCGATCTCCATCATTGTCACGCCAAGTCAATAAAGCTCGGCATGAGCCTGTCATCTGACTGGCAGAACGCTTGCGCCAGCCGCCAATGGGTCTGAGAGTGTTCTCAAACCAGCGTACCAAGTTGGCGTCAAACCACCGGCCAGCAGATTGGTATTCAGTGCCGTTGCGGTACACGCCAGGTGGGATCTTGAGAGGTATGAGTGCCATAGCTGAATTATGCGGTTTCTACTGACAAATTGGACACAAAAGAAAGTGTGGCAATGACTGATGGAACTACTGGCCTAGTCGGTGAGCTGCTGGCCGCAAAATGCTCAATGCTGACACCAACATCTGATGGCCTCCACATAATCTCAATGTAGTCATTGGCCGCCAAATTTACAAAAAAGTTCAAAGCACCGATCATGTGCGATGGGTCACCAGCAGACTTTCTTGTAGCAAGTCCAAATCTGCTGTTTGATTTGTCAATGTTTGTGCCGTTCTTGCGAAACCACACATCAACATCTTGCGTGTCATTGGTGGTGTTCTTGAATTGGATGCTGAATTGCAAGTTGTAGATGCCAGCCTGCGCCACATTCAGCCTTGACGAATTCGACAATGTCACGCCATTGCTGAAGTCGGTGGTGTCAAAGGTGATGGCGTAGGCTGTGGTGGTGTTGGCCGCCGTCTGATCTGTGCCATCTTGAAATGCGCCATATGGGGCATTGATGTATTTGCTACCACGCGGCCCGAGGATCGCTGCAAAGAGTGCCGTCAGCTTGGCAAAGTAGACATTCAAGCCGCCAAATGATGTAGCCAAAAAGCCTTGGTCATAGGCAGGCGTAGGCGTGCCAAGGTTTGGCTGCGCCGGTGTCGTTATCTGCTGACCAAGGTTTAGTGCCATGGTTTAAGCTACCAAGCCATTCAAGTAGGTAGTCTTGCCTGCGACTTTGGTGGCCGTTAATTCTTGCTTCTTGAGGTTGTTCGGGTCATAGCTAACATGAACCCATCCGCTATCGGGGATGCCTGATGTGTAGAACTCCAAAATCAATTGGGTGTACTCTAGGTTATCCATGATCCACTGCGCCAGCTCCGCGTTGGGGACGCCAGGTATCTCAATATCGGCTGCCATACCCTTGCAATGGTCGCTGGTCTTAGAGCCTCCAACCGCCGCATTTGACTCAGGGCTGCGATAAGCAGAGTTCACCTTGACGCCCTTGCCGTAATGCTCACGCACAGGCTGAAGCACCTTTTCGCACAGTGTGCGTAGATTCTCTGTGGCCTCTTCATCAGGCGTATTGTCAAAACCCATGCGTATAGCAGTTTCTGATTTGCACATCTCATGCAGGCTGAAATTGGCGGTTAACTGAGTCATTTTGTGGTCCTCATGGTTTCGTAGGTTTGGATGCAGGCATTGAGCTTGCGGATGGCGGTGTCTCCCTCGGCTGCGATGGCGACAAGATCGTCAGCAGTCTTTCGGTCAAGTTCGGCTGATGCTGTTCCGCTGTGATCTCCGCTGGCAATGGCGGTATCACTGGTGGCTGATACGGCGCACTCGGGGGCTTTGACAGGAATGAACAGCCTGCGCTCGCCAGTAGCAATATCAGCACGCAACTTGTCTTCTTTAGCCTTTGCAACATTGTTCGCCTTTCGTAATGTCTGACCATAACTCTGCGCCACTTGCGCCATCGCCTGCTCAGTCTCCCTCGCCTTGGCGTTTAGCGCAGCAATCTCAACTTGCTGGCGCGTGTGCTCGTCATGCTTACCCTTGAAGTATCCACCGCCAAATGATGACAGCACCGCCATGACGATGCCAAGGATTACCCAAGGGTTAAACAGGCTCATGGCTTTGGTGGCTCATCGTTATCAGTAGCTTCAGCCTTGGCGCTTGCATTGGCAATTGCCTTAACCCCCGACCTACCAGCCACACCACCTAACACTCCAGTAATAAAAACCATGATGGTCGAAATCTGTTGGGTATACACCTTATCAATAGCCGCCATACTGCCATTCATAGGCTGTTGAACGAATGAAACTGAGTAGAGAAACATACCCATAGAGGCCAGCAGAATGGTCACCAAGACCACGATAACAAATGCCCATACCCTGACCTCAATTTCGTCAGCATTGAGGCGATTATTTGGTTTATATCCGACTGTTGGCATCACTTTTTCTCCTCGGGTTTAATAAGCATTTCGGGGCAAGTTCCAGCTGCTGTGCAAATTGGCGGCTTACATTCGGTATTTTGCCAATTTAATGGGTCTTGGCATGGGTAGCGGTAACGATCATCACAGCCAGTTAACACCACTAGCAAAATCGATAAAAACCAAATCTCATAAACATTCATTTTTCTTTATCCTTTCGCTGTTGCGCTTCTATCTCACGGCGTAATTTTTCCACTTTTTCAAGCTGCTGTTTAACCTCATGCTTGGCATCTAGGATGTCTAGATACAGCAATGCCCCCATTGGTAGTAGAAGAGCAATCAATACGCAAGCAGCTATCCATCCCACTATGTCCTCCCCCAGCGATTGACGAACAGGAGCCACAGCCACAGGTAGAGGAGGAATGTAATAGTCCCCAGTAGGTATGCTACTTTTAGCTGGAAGTTTCTTTCCTCTTCCCTGCGTTGCCATAACTCCTGCCTGTTTTTAGCTTCTTGTTTTAGCCTTGCCTGTGTTTGCTCTTCTCCAATCTTCTCTCTCATGCTGAAAACTTCTGAGTACAGCGCCCCCATCTCTTGCGGAGCTTGAAAAACCATGCACTCTCTTATTTGCACAACCAATCTATCCATCTCTTGCTGGGCCATCACTCGCTTAAGTGCTGATTCCATCAAATTTTGGTCAGGGTCGTAGATGTTCTTTGATTTCTCTTCTTCTTCCCTGATGTGTGCGGCTAATTGTTCTTGGAGCTTGAAAAATTCTGTTAGGTTTTTGACAATGTCAACTTTGACCTGAGTTTCGTCAACAGCAACATAGTCCGACTTTTTAGATTTACTGACAGGCTTTGCAATTTGGGTTTTAGGTTTGCCACCAAAGAACCCAATAAGCTTATTCCAAAAGCCATGTACCTCTTTGCCAATGGCAATGACTTCTTCACCAGTTCTTTTAATCTCAACAAAAGATTCTTGAGCTTGACGGAACAGCTCGCACCCAGCTTGGATGTTCTTAACAAGACCAGCCGCAAGCAGGCAGATGCTGATTGGATCAATTTACAGCCCCAATAGTTTTTTGATGAATTCTGCCGCCACGCCTGGCCCAAACAACACCACCACCATCAACGCATACAAAAGGTATTCAATGCGGGTCATGCGTTTGTCGCCAGCAATAAAAGACTTTTCAATGGCCTCATATCTTTGGGCGCAAATAGCCTCATGCA